ACTAGTGGCCAAGGCCAACGACATCATAGAGTGGACTGGTTCAGAGTGGCATGTAGTATTTGACTCCGCTCAGATCTCCGACACCTTAGTGTGGGTGACGAATATATACACAGGAGTTCAGTACTTGTGGAACGGTGTTTCATGGGTCAAGAGCTTTGAAGGTGAATATGCGGCGTCCCAATGGAAAATAGTATTGTAAAAGATCAGATAGTTTGTAGCGGAGCATTGTTCTACGCTAAATCTACACGACGGTTTTTACTATTACAAAAAGCTCACGGCAAACACGAAGGTACCTGGGGACTAGTAGGTGGTACTAATATTACAGGCGAAACTCCGTGGCAAGGACTCCAACGAGAAATTAAAGAAGAAATCGGCGCAGTTCCTAAAATATTAAAAACTATTCCATTAGAAACATTTGTAAGTAACGACAAAGTTTTTAATTTTCATACTTATTTGTGCGTGATTGATAACGAGTTTGTTCCTTCACTTAGCGATGAACACTACGGTTGGGCATGGGCAACTATAGATCGTGCTCCTAAACCTTTACATCAGGGCTTGCGTAATAGTTTTAGTAGTAAAACCATACGAACTAAATTACAAACTGTATTTGATCTAGTTGAGTTAATATAATGTTAAAAAAATGTCAGACAGTTTGTATTGTTGGTGGTGGTTCAAGCGGTTGGATGGTTGCCGCATATTATCTTTATCAAATTCCTGATTTAAAAATTATACTTATAGAGAGCCCTACAGTACTTTCTGTTGGAGTCGGCGAAGCTACGATACTCGGATTTGATGAATTCTTAGAAAGTTGTGGAATGAATACCGCCGAGTGGATGGCGGCTACCGATGCCATTTTTAAATGCGGTATCTTATTCCCAGGTTGGCGAGACGAAACTACACCAGTATGGCATCCGTTTAATCTTACATATACACGTCAAAATATGGGAGATTTGAGTGACATAGAATTGTGGCACAATGTTAGTAACAAGGAACAATACGATTATAATACCTACGCCGTAGGAGATTGGGACACTTGTGTATTACATAACAAAGTAACACCTATAAACAAAAGAAAAGCATATCATCTCGATTGTATTAAACTAGCTAATTTTTTATCTAACAAATGTAAACCTTATTTAGAATATATCTCTTCCAATGTTAATAATGTACAAGTGTCTGAAGAAGGAATTTCTAAATTAATACTAGAAAATGATCAAGAAATTATTGCCGATTTATATATTGATTGTACTGGATTTAAAAAATTATTGAGTAACAGTTTGCCTGAAAGTAACTGGATTAACAAAGATAAAATGTTATTCCTTAATTCAGCTGTTGCTACACAAATTAACTATGTAGATCCAAAAACAGAAATGACCCCTTATACCACAGCACAAGCTGTAGATTTTGGTTGGATTTGGAAGACTCCTATACAAGATAGAATTGGCAGTGGGCTAGTATACGATAGTGATTTATTAACTCCTGAACAAGCAGAAAGCGAATTTGTTAAGCATTGGGGCGAAAATCGTCTAGTTCATGGAAGATTTAATCATATAAAATTTAAACCAGAATTTAATACGAATAATTGGCGTAAGAATTGTATTAGTGTCGGGTTAGCTAGCGGGTTTATTGAACCATTAGAAAGTACAGGATTACAGTTAATTATAGACGGCATTGTAAATTCTGCTGATGCTATTAAAAAAGGTTTTTATACAGAATACGACCAAAAATGTTTTAACAGTACATTATCTATAAGATATGATAACGCTACAGATTTCATTGGAATACACTATTTAAATAATCGGCGAACTGGCAAATTTTGGCGCAAGGTTCAAGAAAATATTCAACCAACCGATACACTATTAGCAACTATTGAACAGTATCAATACAGCAGACAACTTTTTATACAGCAAAGCAATAAACATCTATTTGGAGCTCATAATAAAAATATTTGGTTCGATGCTGTAGGTATTAAATACTTGGTGCCGCAAGTTCCCGAAGATCAAGCCAGACAGCTTTTAGAAGAATCGTATATTAACAGAAATAAATGGGCATATACGTATGCTCCTACTAATTACGAACTTGCTAAAATTAGAAACGATCAAGGGTATTATGAATAGTAAAGAAAATTTTATAGGTGTATTTGATAATGTTATAACACCATCTCAGTGTCAAGATATTATAAGATATTATGACGAAATGGATGCGCTTGATTTAACTATTGATCATAAAAAATACGGCGGTGATGGAAAACCTGGACATAAACGTAAAGACTCGACTGTGTTTATGTTTGAAGAAGATGTGTTTTATCTTAATCGTACACACCATACTTTAATAAATGTGTTGCCTGCTTTTTGGAAAGCATACGAAGAATATGTAGAAGAATTTAGTATGTTAAAAGCCTGTTCCAAACATGGTATACGAAGCATACGAGCGCAAAAAACTCCTGTGGGCGGAGGGTTTCACGAGTGGCATTTTGAAACAGATACTCACGATGTTGCTTCTAGAGTTGTAACCTGGATGTTGTTTTTAAATGATGTCGAAGAAGGTGGTGAAACTGAATTTTTATACTATCCAAAGAGAATTAAAGCAAAAGCTGGTAGAATGATAATATGGCCAGCTGGGTTTACTCATGCTCATCGAGGAAATCCGCCACTAAGTAATACAAAATATATACTAACTAGTTGGTTAAACTTATTAGAATAATTATTTGTAATTTACGCCGATACTGATACGTTCGCTGTCAGTTAAATTTGTATCAACCCTATGAATAAGCCAAGCAGGCCACAATAATAATCGTCCGACCTTTGGACTATAGACCATATTTCCGTCTGTTATTCCATCTCCAGGAAATATATTATTGAACATATAAGGGTTGGGATTTTGAAAAATAATATTTCCATCAGTTTCAGTTGTAGCATAATAATATACAGCTGATAATTTTACATCCAAATGCTGATGATCGAAATAAAAATACCCTTTATTAAAAAAATTTGTCCAGGATCCATCTAATCTTAATATTTTACCAGCATACTGCATGCTATAAGCATACTCGTGTACTTTTTCTGTGATTGATGTTTCAAATATTTTTAAATTATATTTTTCAATATCGTTAATATGCTCTTCGCCAAACGTAAATGTAGTTTCAACTAATCCGCCTGCAGTAGTTAATTTTTTATTTTTTCTAATTTCAGGCATGGCTTGATCAAGTTCTTTTTGTATAGCAGTAAGCTGATCTCCTGTAAAATCGTGTACAAATATTGGTGTTGAAAAAAGTAATTGTAAAGGCATAATTATTTAAAGTCTATTACTAGTATATCTCTTGTGCCTATACATGGTCTGCTAGAATGAGATAATGTTCCTGGAAATACTATCCAATCTCCTGGATTTAAAATAATATTCTTAGCAAAAGATTCTGTTAATGCCACTGCGATAGGTCTTGGATCAAATAGTAGTAAATCTCCGATTCCTAAAATATTTACTATTAATGTATATTTGCTACTAGAATGTATATGTGGATCTTGAAATCCTCCAGCTTCATAACTAACTACCCAACTACTTTTAATAGGTAAGGAAAGTTCATCTAGAATTTCAGATAGTTGTAGCATAACATTATCAAGCCACAACGGCATTTTGTCAGAAGGACCAAACACTCTTTGATATCCACAATGGGTTGTAGTCTCGGGCGGTGGCGGTGTTATTAATTTTTCAACTTCGATCCATTTTTTATAATCGTTAAAAGTTTTAGAGTCAATTGTTACAGACCCTCTATATATGACTGTAGGAAATAAAACTTCTGTAATCATCCGAAATGTTTATTATACGCTTCTTTTATTTTATTTCTTTGTACATTGAAAGAAAAATTTATTAAAAATTTACGTTTTTCAATCCATAGCTTGTCCCAAGCATTTGCATCTCGACACACCATATCATATGCTCTTTCACTTAGTGGAATAACATGCGCCATAGGTGTGCCTGCTTTTATTTTATATTTGCCGTTTAATACATACCATCTAAGTTGAAAATTTATTTCAGAACTTATACCTGGATCTAATATTCCTGGTACGTGTTCAAATTCAAAAGTATCACTGTAACTTAAAGGAAGTACTAAAAATCTAACACCTGGAGGTGCTGTAACATGCCAAGGACTTGATATTTTTATTATAGTTTCCATTGCTCCTGGAGGTGTTGGCAAAAAGGAAGCGGCCTCTGCATGAGAATTAATGATAGAAACTCCTGGAATATTCATTAACGATGAAATTTCTTCGTCAGGCACAGTCCATTTAAAGTTTTGAGGATCGCCCCTTGTTTCAATCAACACATCCCATGGCATTGGGACTAAGAATCCTTCCCCTAAAATTTCAAATATACCAGGGCATCTTTGTAAATGTGGAAATCTTTCCATGTCTGCTTGTTTAACAGCAACTTTATAGTGTTGTCTACAAACATCTACCCATGCTGGTAATTGTTTTTTAGCCGGTACTACTGGAAAAGTATCAGCAATACCAGCTATACTTGAAAAAAACTCAATCTTCTTCATCTTTATACCATTCTTTTAAAAATTCATAGTGATTTGGAAACATCTCGTTTACGAGATCAACTCTGTGACTTTGATTTCTTATAAAATATTCAGCATATTTTTTACCATGATCGGTTAGCGGACTCTTAGCATCTTTATATACACCGGCCGCATGAAGTACGCTAAACCAATGCCCAACGTGGAATCCACTAAATTTATCAAGGAAAAATCCGTTGTGTGGCTCTGGCACAAATTTGCTAATGATTTCTTTAACAGATTCTGGAACATCTTCGAGTGGTTGATTTCTTATAAATTTCCAAAATGGTGTATCATCTTTAGAAGAATAATGATAGTGTGCCCAAACAAAAGCTAAAATTTCAGTTACCATATTCATGTAAGACATATTCAAATTTTGTTTAGCAACATCGTTCCAAATGCCTGAATGTTGATTTAATAACCCTGTTAGATGCTCGACAATTTTTGTAGTAAATGTAATACCAGTTGCTTCTAATGGTTCTACAAATCCGGCACTAAGCCCTACAGCAATCACATTTTTATAAGCAACAACTTCATGACTGCCGCATTTCATTGTTAAATGTCTAGCAGGTGTTTTGAATTCTCCAATCTTTTCTCGTAATTCTTTTTCAGCATCTTCAGCTGAAATAAATCGATCGCTATATACATATCCGTTGCCAGTTCTTTTAAATGATGGAATAGTGAACATCCAACCGGCATCCATTGTTGTAGCTTTAGTATAAGGAAAACATTCTGTTTCAGGATCTGTATAGTTAGTAGGTATTACTACCGCTCGATTCATTGGAAGAAAATTTTCTATGCTATGAAATTTTACACCTAAATTCTTTTCAATTAATACACTACTAAATCCAGTACAATCAATATACAAATCGGCAGAGTGAGTTCGCCCTTGTTCATCTATTAATCCTGTAATTCCGTCTTTGTCCTTTGTTACTTCTATTACCTTAGTATCAAAATAGCCAATCTTGTCACCTACAATATTTTTTAACGAATCTATAATAGCATAGGCGTCAAAATGAACTGCTCCAAATTCTCTAACTCCAGGTATAGCATAATTTGTATCTAATCCTGCTAGCTTTGGACTTTTGTTATTTTTTGCCATTCTATAAGCTGGTAAAAAATCAAAAAATTCATCTACAGGTTTATCGATGAAATAATCAGTTGTACGTATTCCTGGGCCTACTAGTGTATTTTCAATAAAATCATTATCTACAAAAAAGTTTTTTTTATTCCAACCAATGAATTCAACTCCTAATTTAAAGCTGGCACTGCTTGGTTTCATCCATGTTATTGGATCTATTCCACAATCGTATAAAAATCTTGCGGTAGCTGGTTGTGTGCCTTCGCCTACTCCGATCGGTCCAATCGCAGTACTTTCTATTAGTGTAATTTTAGCGGGAAATTTTAAATTTTTAATTAAGTAGGCCACAGTTAGCCATCCGCTTGATCCACCACCAAATACAATTATTTCTTTAATTTTAGTTATCATAATTTTTCCACGATTAATATATACAACCCGTTCCACCACTCAGTTTTGTTTTCTTCACTATTTAAGATAATTTTTCTGTATGTTATATGAGCACCCATTTCTGCTAGTGCGTAATTTGCGCCGTCTACTACTCCTTCCCAATTTGCGTCATCGAGAATAATAACCGATTCTTTTGATAACACAGGATAATAGTATTGTATTGCTTTAGTCACTGAATCAAAGTCGTGCGGACCATCGTAAAACATCATCTGTATATTGTCTGTTATATCTTTAAGATCGACTTGAAATAAATCGCTGTCAAATAGAACAACTTTTGATGTTAGAATATAAGGAGTTATATTTTTAACAAAATCGTCTTTGTTATTTGATGGCAATTCTGGTAAAGCATCGTCTGATGGTTGTATTTGTTGTTTCCAGTTGTCGACAAAATAAGCATTAAGCGGATTATTTTGTAGTACGGCCGCTGCCGTAGCTCCTAAGAATGATCCTATTTCTAAATAAGATCCAACTCCGGATGCTATAGAATTCAATAGTGTTTGAACACGTATACTAGTTAATCCTGGAATCTTGTTGTTAATTTTTGGAACTCCAGAGTCTGCTATACAACTAGCCACATGTTTTACTAAATCACTGTAGTCAATATCAACTTTAGCTTCTGCGATTCTGTCGCAATACTGACATTCCCAACAATCAAACTTGCAATTTTTAATTTTTTCTCGCCATATGCTAATTGGCTTGCCAACAAGATTTGTTTCTTTTAAAAAGTTTTCAAAATTATCATGTATGTATTCTTCGCCTGCGGCCCAACGATCTACAATTTGCATAGTTTCGGCTAGTCTATCATAGTTTTCTCGACCATGCATTTTAAATACATCTATACCTAGATCAAAAAATTCTTCCCAGTCTTCTCTCCAACCTGGTAAATTTGCTGTTTTTAATGTGATAGCGGGATCTTGTACTTCCCACTTAGGACAACTAACACGACTAATAGGGTCATTAAAATATTGAGGTTGTTCTGAATCTCTAGTATTATTATACTGAAAGTGTTCAACCATCATTGGACAAGCACCAAGACATCCTTCGTTAGCTAATAAACTGTATTGTATATCTTTTCCTAGATTTTCTTTGATCCATACTTTAGCTTCTTTTAATCTTAACAACGTATCACGATCTCTCATCAGATCTCTGTCTAAATTAATATAATCAAATCCTACTTTTGCTAAATTGACAACTTCTACTGCTGTACGCACATCTCTTAAAATTGTGTTTTTAACAAACAAATCAGGAAAGGCGGCTTTAATTTGTCCAGTTGCCATCCAGTGTGTATGCGGAATAGTGGCAATTTTTACGCCAGCATCATACAATTTTTTAAAATTAAAAATAAAAATGTCTAGATTTTTTTGTGTAGGCGGAACTTCAATGTTATTAAATGTGGCACTGATTGGGATACCAATGTGATCTTGAATAATAAACGCATTTTCTATTGCGGCTTGTTGGTCTTCTTCGATAATAATAACTTCGCCCATAGCATCTTGCTTAAATGGAGCAATTCTAGAAGTAAAATACACATCAGATATCCACTCTTTGTTTCGTTTTAACCATTCTGTAAAAACGTAAAACTGGTTTGAATCTAATTTTGGATTCAGTGGAACACTAAAAATTTTTTTATTCATGAAAACAGACCTTTATAGACAATGTACTGGTACATTACTTATAAAGATCTGTGTTAAGGGTATTTAAATACTGAATTATTCTACACCAGGAACGCCCATATATCTAGGTTGGCCGCAACGAATTTCCAAACCTGGCTGGCTTAAATCCCAAGCTGGCGATCCTAAATTCTCTTCTACTTTTTGGAGATTAGACACTTCGGTACACATGCGGTTGTGCATGAGCCTGTGCGCATCGTCCAAATTAACACAATCGTCTATCTCTAAAGAAATTTTCGCTTTTTTATCAGCATACTCAGACTGGGTTACTGTATCCAATGCTTTATAATGATTCGATAATTCTAGACGCATTAAAATTTTTAGAAATTCTAAAGCATTAGCCTTATTATCGTCAGTTAATTCATATAGTGTTTTTTGGCGTTTGGTTTCGGGATCTGCTCCTGGAATATTTGGATCGTCTAATGAATTGTCTGGAAATAAATCAGGAACACCGCCGTCGCTTACACGAAATTTCATGTAATTTCCATGTTTTCTGAAATCATGACGATTAAATTTAGCGGCAAGAGCAATTGTCTCGGAGATTTCAACAGCACTAAACGAATCTAAATCTACAAGAGAAACATTTTCTGGAGAAATGTATCCTACAATATAAAATCCATAATTTCCATGACGTTGTACGTTAGCTACTCTAGGATCTGTGTTAGCTATTGATTCATAGATTATATACATTATTTAAATCTTCTCCATTGGGTTGTTCTGCAGTACCTTGAATAGTTTTATTCAAAGTATCGATTAGATTTTTACGATCGCTATCTAATAACTTATTGATAGCAGATTCTTTGATTTCGCCAATAAATGCCTTTTCAGGAAGTTCTGTATTTAATCTTCGAGCAATTTCAGTTCTTAGATAGTCTTGACGAGCGTCATATGTTAAACTAAAATGATTTGCCATGGCAACAATTTCGTTTTGTTGATTTGGTGCTACCATTAAAATTGCTTCTAGATTTCCTGCTCCAATTCTACCGTACGCACTTAGATCTAAAGCCGCCTGGCGAGCTAGTCTAACTGTCCAATAATGCTTTTCATATGCCGCTTCTTCTGGAGTACCAAATACAGTCATTAAAGATCTGCCGTCTGGAGTCTTTCCTTCTTCCGAGTCTAATAGCGCATCAATTAGTGCAGCAATTTCCTGACGTTCTCTATATACATCCGACACACGATTTATTGATCGTTCTATATCTTTACGTTTTTTTGTTGCTTCAATTAGAATTATTTTCTTTTTAAGTTCATCAGTTTCAAGTTCAGCATCTCTTAAAAATATTTCTTCTTCTACTTTGAATTTTGAAATATCATATTCAATAGTTTCAATACTATTATCTCGAGATTTTAACTCCATTAACCACTGACGCAATTTTCCAAAAGGAGTAAATTGTGCTTCGCCAATAAACCATTGATGTTTAAAACTTGTAGTTCCCCATTCGAGATTTAAAGCTGTGCTTAACAATTTTTCTTGATTTTCTGTCAATAATGCTGTGTCTGTTCTTACTTCTATGTTATTAGAGTTCGGATGAAATTCAATTAAATTATTATCTGTAGTCATAGGTTTTCCTTCAAGATATACATTACTAATTTATCAATCTCTATGGAAACAATGTGCAGAACTGGCGCCGACGTGTCCGCCTGGTTGTAGTGCTCCGCCAATTTCGCTAGCACTATCAGTTGCTAGTACTATTTTACCAGAACGATTATTTTGTCCGTTACCGACAGCATCATATCCACCGATAGTATAGCAAGCTAATTGCCCAAGACCGTTGTTGTCTTCGCCTTGGTTCTGACATGGTTTTGTTATACTAGTAGACACGTTGGTGTCTGTGGTAGTTAAATTAATTTTATTAAGCGATGTGCCGCCATTATAACTACCGCCAGTAGATCCGTATCCGTAACCGTACTTACCGTTAAATCCTTTTTGTTGGCCGTACGCTGCATGTGTTCCATTGGCGCTACTAAAAGCTTCAGTTGACCAATTTATTCTGTTGTTGCCGCCGCCATTATACCAAAGAACTCCAATAGATTCTCCAGAAATTCCGCTACAGTGGTCGTTAGCAGTGCTGGTACTGGTTATATTTGTAAAGGTTTCATTACTGAATGTAAATTTGAATGGATTTCCTGTTCCGTCCCCCATTGTAAAAGATTTCGTTCTATACCCATCAAATACTGTTCCTGTATTATTACACGTGACAGGAGGGGCACCTGTACTGTTTGATTTAACTTCTGTTCTTAAATTAAAACGACTTGTACTACTCGTATTCCATATATAACCATAGTTGTCTGCTGTAGCTCCAGATTTATAATGGAAGTTATCAATACATCCGTCACCCAGATTAGTACTGGTATCGTTAGAGTGAGTAGTTCTATTAACATTTGACCATAACTGGCTGCCTTGATAGCCGCCAGCCATATAATTTCTGGTGATAATTTGTCTGTAAGGATAAGGAACAGATAGTGTAATTGTATACGTTCTTTCAGTATAAGGGCTACCAATACTTGAAACAGTGGCTCTAACTGTAAATGTATAAACAGTACCGTCAGTGTTGATACCCTGAGCAGTATAACTTCCAGATACTGCCCCAGTACTAGAATTTAAACTAAAACCTGGAGGTAATGCTCCGGAACTAATTGTATATACAATTGATCCTTGGTTAAAAGGATCGATAGCATTACGTTGTCCACCGCCACCAGAACTACCTGGTGAGTTATAAGCTCCGTTCATTGTAGAAGTACCCAATGAGCCGGCGGCAGAACTACTAGCTGTGTCTATAGGGCTTTGTCCTGGGTGATATCCACCTTGACCTTTAGCTTCGTTACTTCCGCCTACTGTTCCTAAAAATGGCATATTATGCTCCTAAATTAATTTAATTAACCGAATGAACCATACTGACCTAATACATAGGTAAATGATCCGCTTGGGTTTGTAACGATAAATGTGGCAAATTCAACCTTGCTAGCACGTGGAGTAGGTGCTGTACCGCCTGCCCAAGTAATGCTGTAACCTGTACCGTTAATCTGTACACTTGTTGGATAGTACGGTGTGCCGCCTTGTACTAGAATCAGTGTAAGTGTGGTAGTTCTGCCACTGGTTGTGGGCACGTTGGTAAAGTTTGGTACAAAGTTAGCACTTAAACTGGTCAAGTACCATACATCACTAGTTGTAAAACTTAGTGTAGGAGCAGAACCTGGACTTGAGTTAGATGCTAATACTTCTTGGATACAAGTAGCCGTCAACGTGTTGTTAGCTGTTAAAGTTGTAAATGTACCTGCGGCTGCGCTAGATCCACCAATAGCTGGAGGACTTGCTAGATATGTACTAAAACCAGCACCGCTTACTGTTGAGCTAGCTGATAGTGTTGTAAATGAACCAGCTGCCGCAGTTGATTGTCCAACAGCTACGTTATTAATGTTACCTGCTGTTGCTGGGTTAATTGTAACTGAACCAGTTCCTGTAGGCGCTAACGATACGCTGGCGTTAGCCATGTTAAAGTTAACTGTAGAACTAGCAGTTAGTGTAGTAAATGCTCCTGCTCCACCGCTGAATGCTGTTGATACCCAGTTAGTACCGTCTGATACAAATACAGCTGAGTTCAATGATCCTAGTGAGCAAGTGTTTGCAACACTAGTTCCAGGGCCAGTAATAATACCGCTTGTAGCTGTAGTGCTTAATGTTATTGTATAAGTCGAAGCATTATAAAATGACATACTGAACCCAGGAAAAAGCACTGGGTTAGGAAGTTGAACTGTGTAAGGTGCGCTTGCTGTAAATTCAGTTAATACACCTTGCTGAGGTATAAGCGGACTAGGAACAGCTGATGAAACCGAATTAACGGTAAATTGCGAATTATAACGTGCCATAGATTAGTCTCTCTTTGTTCCGATTATGATGTGCTTGTTTCAATGCCGTAAATATTCACGTTTACAGCAGTACCGGTGCTAGTTGCGTAGATATAAGGAGTCGATGCTGACAATGCTCCACCTAATGCTACTAAACCAGTACGTTCAAACACACCATAAGGTGCTATGTTTGTCTGATATTCAAAATATTCACTTGCGCCAACACCACCCGCTGTTGAGCTTGATGATATTGCTAGTCGAATTTGCACAGCACTCGAACTAGTGTTTGTAAATGAAATATTGTATATTCCATAATAACCACTAGGTACTGTGTATACAGGTGATTGACTTGTTAAAGCTATTGTACCTGTAGTTAATTGAGTTGATGCTACTCTTCCTGTTGCCATGTTTTATTTCTCCAATTATATTTTAATGCTGAGTAAAGAATGCTAGAGCAACAGGTGCCCCGTCAATTCCGCCTGTAAATAACATTTTACTTGACACATAAATTTGTGCGTTCGATGTATTACTTATCGTATTTCCAGCGATATATATCTGTCCAGATGTTATGGTATTTACGTTCAATGTTGATTGACCGCCACCAATCTGGGCTGTAATAAACGCTTTGATAGCTTTTTGGGTTGGTACCACACTGTCGCTATTAGCTGTAAAGTATGGATCTGTACTAAATTGGGTAATTGTAGCACTTCCAACTCCTAAACTAACTGATCCAAGTGTCAATGATTGTAGTCCAGCTAAGTTAAACGCACTTGCGTTCAATGTAGCAGTACCAGTTGACTGTTGAACTCCAAACAAGTTACCAACGTTAAAGTTACCGTCTTGGTCAGTTGATGTAAAGAACACACGACCGCCACCTGTACTTAATGTTTGATTAGACTGAACTGCCTTAGTTGGATCAACGTTTGGATAGTTAGTTGATGTTACTCCGCCTGTACCAATATACAAGAAATCATGTCCTGTCATACGTGTGTTACTGTATAACAAGTTTGTTGTAATTAGTGTTCCGTTTGGCGGTGCTAATAGTGTGCTTAATCCAGGATTAATTTGGAATGTAGCTGTATAGTTACCAGCAATACCTAATACGTTAGTTACCGCAACAAGTTTGTACCATGTATTTGAAATACTTGAGAACACTACGTTACAACCTGCTTTTGGTATTTGATACAATCCGCTTACGTTGATAAATGTACCTGTTTGATACAAATCAGCATACCCGTCACCAGCATAACTTGAGGTAGCAGTTGTATTTCCAGTACCACGGTTTGTAAATGTAGGATTACCCAACGCACCGTTACCGATACGTGCTGTTACCGGAGCATTATTAACGTGGTTTGGATCGGTAATTGTTACAATCGGACTAGCAAAGTATGTCATGCTAGAAATTACTGCAGTTGTTGCTATAAATGACGATCCACCGCTTGTTAATGCTACTTGGAATTGTGTAGCTGTAATACTATTAGGAACAATATAATAATACTGTCCAGTAGTAATACCACCTTGGCTTGTACCATTGAATACAACTGGTTGGTTTGCTACCAAATTAGTTGTACTGTCAACTGTAATTAAACTCAATGCGCCTACAGTACCAACAATACTTACACTACTACTTGTACCAACTGTAAACACTGAACCATTTAATGTTGTGCTAATCTGTACACTTGTACTTGCCGCTGTTGTAGCATATACATAATATGTTGTACCACCAACTACGTTACCAAAACTTGACGCAAATACGATTGGTTGTCCTTGTACTAGTGTTGCGGCACTAGCTAATGTAATTGTTGTAGTTGAGCTTGAATTTACAGTTACACTAGTACTAGCATAATATGTTGTTGCTGTCACGTTTCCGCGTGGGAATCCGCTACCTGGTTCAATCATACGAACTTCAGATACCGCATTTGACACAACTTTAACACGACCTTGTGGCGTTGATCCAGTTGCTAAGGTAGCCGCTGTTGTTCCGCTTGTAGCTGACACACTTACCCATGTTGGAACTGCGCCTAGTGTAGCATTTTGTGGATTACCAAATGCTAGGCCTGTCCAGTTACTTGAACTTGGCATTCCAGTTGCGTAGAATGTCCAGTTTACACCGTCCCAGCTAGTTGCTACAGCTTGTGAACTTGTTGCGATTGCTACAAATAAACCTTCTCCATAACGGATGTTACTCCATGTTGTTATACCACTAGCATTTAATGGATTGTTTTTAATTGATACCCATGTGTTGTTAGTTACGTTTGGACTTGTTCCCCAAGCACTAGTTTGCCAGTTGTAAGTATAGTATACTGTACCGTCACTAGCTAATGCTACGAAACGTCCATTACCATATGCTAAACCTGTCCAAGTTTTGTTTGGCAATGTTCCGCCTGTTGACCATGTTGTTGGATCTGACTTCATCCAAGCAGTCACAGTTCCACCGATTGCGCAGAAAACACCACCACCGTAAGCAACTGCTTTATAACCACTTGAGTTAGCAATAATATTGCTTGATTGATTTGTCCAAGCACTGCTTGGAGCACCAGTAGCACTTGCCGCTGCCGCACTACCACTTCCTCCTACAGCAATAAACAAGTTATTGCCGTATGCTAATGATGTCATAGTACTTGTTGGCAACACATTTGTATTAGCTGTCCAAGCACTTCCCAGTGTTGTGGGTAAGTTATAAGCATTTGCTGTGCTTGCGCTTGATATTGCTAAGAATCCAGCATTTGGATCTGTGATAGTAATAGTCGGCGCTGTAGCATAGCCATAACCCGACTGTGTAATTGTAAAGCTACTTACACCAGTATTTGTTAAGTTAGCTGTAGCCACTGCTAGTGTACCAACATAAGTTAAAGTTACACCGTATGTAGCACTTGCTCCAATGCCAGTTGCTCCGTAACCTGATTTACCATAAACACTATTTGTAAATGTTGGAGCAGTTGAACTAAATGTTCCTGTTGCGCCAGCTTGATAGTAGTTACGAACGTTTGGTGAAACGCTAGTATCGATATAGTAGTAATAGTTGTTAGCAGTTGCTGAACCGCTAGCAGTCCACGCTGTAGCCGTAAATGGCGCACTTATTGTAACAGTAGGTGCTCCAAAATAGTTAAAGCCCCATGTGTTAGCAGTAATGCTTGACAATTCGTTTGTTACAACTGTAACAGTTGGGCTAGTATATCCGCTACCAGTAATTGTCATAGTAACTGATTGGATTGTTCCATTTAATACCTGACAAATTGCTGTTGCTCCAGTACCTGTACTGTCTGTAATCACAATAGTTGGAGGAGTTGTGTAGTTGTATCCGCCATTAGTTACTGTAATGCTTACTACTTGACCAGCTGTATTACCTGTACCCAATACTGGTGTAAGAACTGCTCCTGAACCGCCAACGCCGCCAACAACTGCTGTTGCTGTAGCGCCTTGACCGCCACCATATACTACGTTACTCCATGTTGTAGAGCTTGGCATTACACCGCCTACGTTCCATGTTTTACCATCAGTACTATAAGATGTTGCTGTTGCGCCAGTTGATGTAGCTACAAAGTTGCCTGCGCCGTATGTTATTCCAGCCCATGTATTTCCAGCACCACTTAGTGTACGTGCTGTACTTGAAAGTCCTGGACTTGTGTAAGCGATTGCTGGTTCAATAATGTAAGTTGAAGTAGCATCTAATACTGGTTGAATTGTGTATCCTGGAATAACATGATCCCAACCTGCTTCATATAACAGAACACTAACTGTACCAGTTAATGTTGCGCTAGCCATATTTTGACTTACGCTAACTGTCCAGCTTGTACCACTACCTGCTGTGATATAGGTATTAGCGGCCACAGTTCCTCCGCTTAACAACATACCAATATAAATGGTATTTGTAATAGCGCCACCAATTGTTAGTGTATTTCCAACAATAGTTGAACCTGCCATTGTGGCCGGTGTTGAACTAGTCGCAGTCAAAGTATAACTGTTTGTACCTGCGGTTGCGTGAGCCGCTGTATCAGCTACTTGGAATGCGGTACTAGTAAGACTTGATGAGCTTACATAATAAACTGTTGATGCTGATAATCCAGCAACCGGTGTATACAAGTAAATTGGTTGTCCAGCGTATAATGTGGCTGTACTTGCTACAGTAAATGCGCTTGTTGTGCTTGCTGTGATAGTTAAACTAGCAAAACTTGGACGAACAATGTTAGCAAGTTTTGAAGCACTACTATATCCAATAATGTTTGCGTACTGACCTACACCTGTACCAGCTGTAATTTGAACACGCATACCAAGATATGCTGAACTCAAATTAGTATCTGAGTTGGCAATTGTAATAGAACCAACTGCGCCAACTTGAGCTACGTTGCTGATTGTTAAGTAGTTACTACCACCAACACCTTGTCCATTGTTTAAGTCAACTAAACGTGTTTCAAATACTGCTGAATCACGGAATTCGTCTTGTGTTGTAGCAATATTATAACCAGCACCACTAATTGTTGGAATAGCATTAGTATATGATGAACCTGCGTTTTCATATTCTAAACGCCATACGTAGTTGGTAGCATCTGTAATTACGTTAGTAACGTATGCCGAATTATAGCGATTGTTTAATGTAGCGTAGATTGGAGCTTCGTATGAATCAATGCCTTCGGCAATAACACCATACGTACCATATGAGCTGTTACCGTTAGTAGCACGAATACGTCCGCCTAGCTCTGACAAGTAACCTGCGTAACCATAGTAACAGAATACGCTAACTGCTTCAGTAATAGCGCCTGAACCAGTACAATAAACACCAATTCCATCACTTAGTACTTGTGTAAAGTCGTTTGACACCATGGATTTATATCCACCGTTGTGTAAAGAAGCATCAATCTTCATACCTATACAACCATTACCAAAGTTAGTAATATTTTGTGTATATGGTGAACGATAGTTAATCCATACACTCGAGTCGTTAGGACCAAATCCTTGGTCAAATGCTATGTAAGAACCGGCTGTTGGGCGGCGTGTACCATAAGTATTTGGCAATGCCAAGCTACCTAACAACCCGTTACAAGTCATATTGCGTACACCAGTACCGCTTTGTAAACGGAACAAGTCATTAGTTGTTGATCCGGTAATGATTGACAAGTGTGAACTTACAGCACGAAGAGTTTTGTAGTTACCTGTCTTGGCCAAGTCATAAACAAGTCCATCAAAGAAATATCCGGTATCACGTACACACTTAGTTGTATTGGTATAGTAAGCTACATTCATAGAACCAGTTCCACCGACTAATGTTACTGTAGTCTGTGTTCCAGTTCCTGCTTGTACTGTACTTACTGTAAATGTAGTTGTTGTTGGAGTTGTCAATACCCAGTATGGAGTATTAGCAGAAATATTGGCATCAAAGATTGTGCCAGTTAAACCAAACTGTACTGGATCGCCAACTGTTAAGTTGTGAGCAGAACTTGTAGTAAATGTACCATTAGTTGCTGTTGTTGTTACAGTGCCACCATATGTACTCAGTATGTATGCTACAATTTCATTAGACAAAAATGTCTTATTAGCACGAATAATTTCAGCACCTTGTATTGTAGTTAATGTATTATTATAACCAGTAGCACTGTAGTTAGAAACAATACCATAACCTGGAGCAACTGTACCATTAATAATCTTAGCTGGAGAACCTTGTGTTAGTTGTAATCCAGCTGTAGCGGTTGCTGTTAACCCTGTAACTGTATTAGTAATTACATGAGCAGTACCACTCTTATATGTACTTGTTACAGTAATTGTTGTACCAGCATTTGGATATGTACCAGCAGTCACTGAGTTAATCCAATAAATGTCACCATTCCAAATACCGCCAGATTGATTTACTGTTGCTGTTAGCTGAGCATTTAATCCAAATGTAGCACCTGTGATAGTTCCGCCGCTAGCTGTGGTTGTAATCGCTACACTAGAACCCAATGTACCTGTTAAGGTAAATGTAGTTGTACCGTTAGTTGCCAATATATAGAATGTTTGCGCATTTACAGAAGAACTACCATTGATTGTACCAGCAGATAGTGTGCCGTTAATTGTAACAGCTTGACCCACCACTAATGTAGTACTTGAACAACTAAATTGTCCAGCGGTTCCTGTGATAGCAACTGTACTCAATGTTGGGCTAGTTTGTAAACTAACAGCTGATCCACCAAAAGTCGTAGCTAGCTGAATAGTACTTCCGCTTGGATTAATTACATAGTAATTTTGATAATTTATTATTCCACCTAAGTTTGTTCCGCTGAACCAAATCTTCTGACCTGCTACAATACCTAAACTTGCGGCAGTTGCTGCAAGTGTAAGTGTATTAGTTGTTGAACCAATTGTAGCTAGTACAGATGTTGTTACTGGAGCGGGCAATCCTGTGAATACGATTGGCATATTAACATACATACCAGCATTGCTGTTTACTGTAATCAAGTTTGTGCCAGTTGTGACTGCTGTTACAGGAATCGCTGTACTTGAAGCAGTGATAGTTGTTGTTGTTCCTAAACCACTGTAGATACCATAAACAACTGCTGTCATTGCACCAATAGAACCTACTGTAGTAGTAATTCCGCTAATAGTACCTGTAGACGTTGTTGTAATAATTGCGCTACCACCGGAGGTTGCTGACAATGTAAACGATGTTGAGCCGTTAGTAGCAATAATGTAGTAAGTAGTTGGTGTAGAATATCCTACAATACTACCTGTTGAGAATGTTCCACTAAATGTAACTGGTTGTCCTACAACTAATGTAGAACTTACTGCGTTACATGTGAATGTACCGTTCGCACTAGTAATTTGAACTCCGCTTAATGTATTAGTTGGAGTAATAGCAAATACAGAACCACCATAAGTAGAACTAACAGTTAACTGAGTTGCGCTCAATACTTGTTTAATGTAATAAACTCCGGATGCTAAATTACCAATAGAAGTTCCGCTAAGAGTGATTTGTAATCCCGGAACCATGCCAACAGTTGTACCTAATGTCAAATAGTTTGTAGTAGGTATTCCATTAATAACTGCCGTAGTTGTTGAACTTACTGATTGACTATAATTAGTTAACCAGCTGATTGGACTAGCTGTAATAGTAATTCCAGTAATAGGACTTCCTGAGCTACCACCTGCTACGCTAGTAACATTTGATCCGTTTTGTGTTGCTGACAACTGGAATGCTGTAGTTGTTGGAGTGCCAATAACATAATAAACTGTTCCAGATGCGTATCCGCTAATACTACCTGCTGAGAATGTTCCGCTGATAGTAACTGTTTGTCCTACAACTAATGGAGTACTTAATGGAGTGGCAAGTGTAAACACACCGGTTATACCACCAAGGTAAGCACCGGTAATTGAAATAGTTGGTCCAGATACTAGTGTAGTACCTGTATTAATACCAATACCACTTATAGTCATACCTGCTGTGATTATGCCGCTAGAAATACTGTTAACAGTAATCTGTGTTCCAATAATTGTACCGTTAAATACAGCATTGTTAGTTGGTTGCCCTTGCAGTGTTGCTACCATCTCATCTATAACGATTGATGTTTGTGCTACAGCACCATTAGCCGCTAGTAGCTTACAACGCTCTCCAATAAATCCAATAGAATTAAATGTGCTATCAGCTAGTGTTTGTTGTAGCGCCGCTACTAAAGGTATTAGTCTTTGATATGAACGACCAGTAATGATACTATAGAAATTACTAGCAAACAATGTATCGTAACTTAAAGCAGTAACAACATAGCCTGCGTCACGAGTAGTTAAAGTTAAACTTGGACTTTCTGTTTGATAGAATTTCTTCACAAATGCGGTAGCATCTGCAGCAATTTCAGTTGCGCGAGATTGAATAGCATTGAATGATGCTTGGTTAGCTGGGGTAGCGAATGCGATTGCTCCAGATGCTTGAGGAGTAATTGTAAATGTTCCAGTTATTGGTAACTGTGCACCTGAGCTTCCGTATGTTTGACTTATACTAACAGTCCAGCTTGTACCGCTACCTGCTGTAATATAAGTGCCCGGAGCAATACCCACAGTAACAGTCATTTGACCAGTTGCTGTTGATAACGTTGGACTTGTGGTTGTACCATAGTTGTATAGTGTAACTGTGCTACCTGACACAACGTTAACAGTATATGTTGTTTGTGTTAACCCACCAAAAGCAAACTGATTTCCATAAGTGTACGGAGTACTAAATGTAATGGCCATTCCAGCTACAATTCCAGTAGTACTTGCTAGTGTTACAACGTTAGTGCTGACAGTTGTTGCTGTAGCAGTTGTTGTTAACGCAGTACTTGTTACTAGTTGGCCAATTGCCAATCCAGTACCGCTTGTTACTGTTAATGTTGTTCCGCTAATATATCCAGTTGTAGTTCCAGTTGTAGTATTAGCAAAACCACCGTTGTTCAAGAAATAAATTACATCAGCTACACGAGCTTGTGCAAATTTAGCTGAAGCTTGTGAACCAGATGAACCAGTTGTTACTTGTGCGGTTGAGTTTCCAGAACTTACTAAACTTGCTGAAGACGCAGTACCGTTGTCTGTTGGATCTAACACATAAGGAAGAATAGCAGACAAGCGATTCAATGCTGCCAATACACCTGTTGTATAAGGTGCTACAATCAATGGAGTATTCAAACTATAGAATGAATTACCAACAATTAATGATTGATTATTACAACCATATGTTAAGTCATATTGTAACGCATCTAACACGCTACTTAAATCACGAATAGTTTCTGCTTGGTATGTTGGACCGTATTGTGCCCAAGTTGTACCAGTTAGTGTGTTGTTTAGATAATTAGCAATTTCATCTTTAATAAATTGATAGTTTTGTACCAATTGCGCAACAGCATTTCCGTAACCTACTAGATAGTATGTATTGTATGCTGTTACAGTAGGCATATTAAATGCTGGCTGATGTATTAAGCCTTGGTTAGCACCATAACCTACTGAGTTACTTGGTCCAGTAATTACTGAGCCACCAGACATGATATCTTGGATAATCTTAGTATTAGTTACAACAAGATTGGCTGCAGTAGCATTACCTGTATCACCAGCAGGTAAACTTGTTATCTGCGTTTGTGTATTTGGGAAAGGTCCAGTTGAAGTAGCAGTGATACTACTGTTACTAATTAAATTACTTAACTGACTTTGAATTCTTTGTAAAGCTACCGCTGTTTTAGGAGCGTCATTTACTAGGTATGGTTTAGCTGGGGCTGCCTGAACAATGGTACTACGTAACTCATCACCAACAAGAGCTGTATCTTGACTTAGAACAATTGGACCATACTCGTTGTATGTTCCTGTTTTTAAGAAGATAGTTGTACGTGGGCGTTGTAATGTTGGAACATTTGCGTATGTTCCTGCGCTTAATGCGCTTACTACAATAGCTAATAAGTTTTGAGCATTTACCAACGCACCGGATTCAATTGTAGCCGCTGGTGCTGTTACTGTATTTTGTAGTGCTCTATTTGCCGCAGGAATGTTTTGTAATGCTTGATAATTTACACTAGGAGCAGTACCATTCATTACAGCAGTGAACAAGTAGTTTTCTAAGTAAGTCAAACTTGCTACCCATACGTTCATTTCGTATGTGGCATTGTTAGAAATATAACTTGTTAGAGTGGAGAAGAATGTTTGTGTAGCAGTTACACAGTATAAATTACCACCGTGTGTTAAGTCAAAAATTACACAATCAATTAATGTACCAGCATCACGTTCTGCCTTGCTCTTGTCATAGAAAAAAGAAGCTGTAGAAGCTACACCGCTGTTAGCACTAATACCTAAGCGTTGACTTGCCAATGCGTTAGCATAACTTGTTGATACAGCAAAAGAAGTTGAACTAATACTTCCAGCAGTAACATAATAAGTTGTACCTACTGTTAATCCAGCAGTTGCTTGATTAAATGTAATTGGCATGCCGGCATACATACCAGCAGTAGTAGTCTGGCTAGATGTACTAGAACCGCCTACAGTAATTAAGTTGTTAGATGCTGCACTTCCTGTAACATTATATGAATATAATGTTTGGATATAGTTGTTAACTTCTTTCAACATGAATTGCTTGTTAGACTTAAGAGCCAAACCAGCATTAGGATTTAAATAACCTTCTTCAATTTGTCTTGCCGCATACAGTACACTTGCCCATGGTTTATCAATTGTTAAACCTTGACCACTACCTTGAGAGTCAGTTCCGTTTTGAGCAACATATACAACGTTGTTTAATAAACCATAATATGACCATGATGGTACACTACCGTTAACACGTAATACTTGTCCGTCTGTTCCAATAGGCAATCTTTGTGCGCCATTTGTACCGTAGTAAACAATATCACCTGTAGTAGTCAATGCGCCACTGTCTGCTCCGCTAGATAAAATATTCCAGTAAGCGCCAGCTGTATCTGCGATTGGATTGTTACCAGATGCTCCAATGTGAGCACTGATACAAATATAACTGCTATTGCCATAATAAACTGCATCTCCAGCAACATAAACTGTTCCTGATTTCCATGTTATAGCATATCCAGATACAACTGAGACCGTAGCAATAGCACTACCACTAATTGTAGCAACTTTAACAACAAGATTGTTATTTACTGTGCCACCTAAATTTGTACCAAGAATAGTTAATGTATCGTTAACAGCATAACCACTACCGCCGGCGCCACTGTGAACTACCACGCTATACGCTGTACCAGTTATAGTTACGTCAAATGTAGCCGCACCGTTACCGCCAGCACTTACTAAATTTGAACTAGCAACTGCTGATAGTGTATATGCTGTAGGAGCATTCCAACGAATACCGGAGTTTAATTGACTCCAGTTAGCACTTGGAGGTTGTGAAGCTGAGTTGTCAGCGATAGCAACATAAGTATAACCGCCTAGTGTTACTACTTGTCCAACTTTGTATGATGTTCCACTTGCCCATGCGCCTGCGAATGTAATACCCGAAGTGAATACTTGCCAGTATGTTGTTGCAGTACTTGGAGTTTGTCCTGTACCGCTTTGAATACAAGTATATGTATAGCCACCGTATGTTACAACGTCACCAACAATATATGCTGTTGATGGGTTGTATGAATTCATAAATTCAAAACCGTTAACAAACAATGTGAAATCACTAGTGTTAAGTGTTGAACCTGAACTTGTATGTTGAGTTGTACAAATCCATAGATCTGCTCCATACTTAACAATATCGTTTAATTTATAGCGTGTTGCGGTTGCCCAAGTACCTAGATAATTTAATCCAGAGTTAAAAGCAGACCAACTGCTTTGATTTGCTTCTAAACCTGAAGAAGCTGTGTTAGCACTAATGTGAGCAGTTGTACAAACATAAGTAATACCACCGTAGTAGATAAAATCATCTACTTTATAACGTGTATTGGTAGTCCAGGCGCCTAACCAGTTAAGATTGCTAGCAAAAGCAGACCAACTGCTTTGATTTGCTTCTAAACCTAATTGGCTTGTTCCAGAAACTGTTCCTAAAGCTGAAACGGTGTATGTTCCAGTTAAGGCAAAAGTAACTTGAGTAGTTGAACAAGTTACAACTGTAAATGTTGTGTTAACTGTATTAACTGTTCCGCTTGTGCTAGTAGGACTAAATCCTGCTAGTGTAATAGTTGAACCAACTAGGAATGGTTGAACTGTTTGTGCGGCATAAGTTAATGTGGCCGTTCCGCCACTAACTGTAAATGCTGTAGCTGTTAAAGTGGCAGTAGCACTAGTACTTGTGTGAGCAGTAGTACATAGATAAACGATACCACCGTACTGTGCTAAGTCACCTAAGTTATAATAAGTAGAGTTAGCCCAGGCTCCTGTCCACTTTTGACCATCGGCCATTAAGTTCCAGTATGGCGTAACGTTATTTAAATCCGTTGTGAATAAACTTGAACTTGTATTACTTATTACACAAATATAAGTTTTTCCGCCATTTGTAACTACGTCATCAACCACATATGATGTGTTTGGTGCCCATGTACCTTGGTACACAAACTTAATTCTACCTAGTTTAAATTCTGCCATTTTATATCATCCTCTGATAGTATTTATCTTTACTGTAATTCTTTCTTTTTAGTTTAATAACCATTCGGTATTGGGTTATTTCCTGATGTAAAATCTGCCGCTATGTCAGTCTTGGTTCTTGCGGCTCCTATGAATACATCTAAAGTTTGCATGCCGCCAGCAACGCCACCTTTACCACTAATGTAGACTTTATTAACCATTTTAACAACAGATCCTGGTGCTCCGTTAGGAATAGTAGATTGAATATAGTTTGCTCCACCTACAGTAATAGTACCTGCGGTAAATGCTCCAGTATATGTGTTGGAACCACCCTGACTTAATCTTCCACTTAGGTATGACTTAATAGCACGTTGGGTTGGAATGATTGCGTCCGAGTTAGCAACGAATGTTGGATCAGTACTAAACTGTGTAACAACAACACTCGATCCGCCAACAGCAATACCGCCTAAACTTAAGGTATTCAATCCTTGTAGTCCAAATTGTGTAGCACTTAAAGTAACTGTACCAGTTGCTTGTTGTACTCCAAATAATGATCCTACTAGGAAGTTGCCGTTTTCGTCTGTACTAGTATAGAACACGTGACCTTGATTAACTTCAATTGCTTCGTTACCCGGTACAGCAATATTTTCGTTAATAAACGGATAATTTACTGCTTGTTGATTACCAACACCCACTGACAAGAAGTCATGGTTGGTTAAACGACACTGACTATAAAGTCGACGTATTGAAACTTGCGTACCATTTGTTGGACTTAATGCCGCTGACATTGTTGGTGACACTTGAACGTTAGCTTCGATAAATGGAGCTTGTGTGCCGTACACAATAGTTGCGCTGGTAACTTTATAAACTTGACTGTTGCCTGCGATAGTTAAGTTACTACCAACTAATGGTAAAGATGCCAAGTTATTAATAATCAATGTATAACCTGTTTGATATGTATCAGCGAAACCGTTACCAGTTATCGTTACTACTGTACTGGTTGTGTTATATCCATTACCGCGTGATACAAACGTTGGGTTTGACAATGTACCATTACTAATACGAGGTGTAATTACTGCTGTCACTTGCGAGTTAAAGTCAGTAAGTGTAGCAGTTGGTACTGATGTATGTCCAGAACCAGTTTCAAATAATGTAACTGCTGTAACTACACCAGATGTAACTGTAGCGCGACCTTGCGCACGAGTTCCTTCTGAAATAGTTGTTACTTGTCCTAGAGATGCTCCGTTGCCAGAGAATGCTGGGAACACACCAACGTTACTAGAATTCAAACCGTAACCAAGAACACCAAGGTTTCCATAAGTTAAAGTGCGCTGGGTCCAATAAACACCTGCATGTGAATTGTATTCTGTAGTTCCACTAGCTTGTACAGCTACAAATCTTCCCTGACCATATGCGACTGATGTAGCAGAAATATAAGTCAATGATTGATACCAAGTAATAGCATCAAAACTATAGGCAGAATATAATCCTGTTCCAGTTTGAACGGCTAAGAATCTGTTATCACCGTAAGCTAATGATGAATAATTTGCTGGGCCCACTGTGAATGTCATTCCACTAATATTACCTGATTGAGTTGTAATTGCTGATCCACTCGTAGTTGTTAGTGTAAATGTTGAATAACCGTTAGTAGCACTAATCAAATAAGTACCTGTACTAACTGTTCCAGAACCAACGTTAATTCCGCTAATAACAACAGTTTGTCCAACCAGTAATTGCGATGTGCTATTATTGCAGCTGAAAGATCCAGCACCACCTGTAATTGTAATATTAGACAAGATTGCTGAAGCTTGCGGTAATGTTGATGAGAACCAATTTGCGCCATCAGCACTATAAGCTGCAGTTCCGTCGCTAGAAACTGCTAAGAATTTATTCAAACCATAAGACACACCAATCCATGTTTTATTAGCTGGCAATGTTGATGAAGTCCATGTTGCTCCATAGTTAGTGGAATATATTGCGTTAGTTGTACTAGACACGATGGCAACAAATATACCATTACCGTAAACTATACTCGAATATGGATTGCTACCGGTTGTAGCAGGCAATGCTACAGATCTCCAACCTGCTCCGTTTGAATTAGAATAAATTGCTACTTGTGATCCAGTATTTGGCTGTCCCAACGCAATCCAATAATTATTTCCATAAGCCGTACCGGTCCAAGTTACGCTTGTGGCTCCGTTTGGTAATGGTAACACCATCGATGACCAATTTAAACCGTTTACTGATTGTGCGCCAGTTGATCCAGATTTTGGAATAGCTAAGAAATAATTTTGGCCGTATACAATAGCCGACCAAGTATTTCCGCCAGCTAAAGGTGCTGACATAGATCCGGTAGTTTGTGACCAACCTGGAGATGAAAATGACACTCTTGGTTCAATAAAATAACTAGTAGTCGAATCTAATGCTGATACTGAAGGTGTTCCTGGATTAATGTTATCCCATCCGCTAACACATAACTGCATGTTTCCAATACCTGTAGTCAATGACACAGCAGAACCGTTTTGTGTGGTACTAACTTTAATAGTACCAGCAACGTTATCAATAGCGGTTATATAGTATCTTGTATAAGAATTAATACTGCTACCACCAATTAAACTTGTTTGATAAGTTCCGTTCATTGTACCAATAGCACCAATACTGTTAGTAACTACTAATTTAGCACCAGTACTTGTTACAGTATACCCGCCTGCGCTTCCGCCTAGTGGCATAGGTGCTGGACAAGTTCTTGCGTTAACTAGACCAGTCGCACTAGTTAACGGGAACTGGTTAGTTTTATCTGTTGAAACAACGATTGTGTTGTTATTGGTATTAATTGTTAAAATATAATAAACAGTTTCTGAAACAAGGTTTCCAAAAGTTTGTCCTTGTGGTATTCCACTAAAAATAATTGGTTGGCCTTGTACAAAACTTGATACAGATCCGTTTACTGTAATTAAGTTTGTAGTAAATTGTGTAGCTATAATAGTTGTTCTAATAATACTGCTTGCTACTTGGAAATTATTACCATCTACAATACTACTAATCCAATATTCAGTATTGGCTGTAAGACTTGCGTCGATATTGTTTCCACTAAACACTACAGGATTCAACGGAACCATACTGCTAGTTGTAGCACTGATAGTATTAGTTGTACCACCAGTTGAAGACGATACAGACAACACTAATTGTTGTGCCGATATTGAGAAGTTGTTACCATCAATAATATCTTGAATATAGTATGTTGTGCCTAATGTTACTCCGCCTAGCGCAATACCTGTAAACTGAATAGCAATATTAGGCAATGCGTTAGCTGTCGTGATAGAGTAAGCAGTTACAGTTATACCAGTAAGTGTACCTGAACTCACGCTAGTTGTGATTGGTGATCCGCCATAAGTTGCCGACAACTGGAAGGCAGTACTTGTAGGACTACCAATAACATAATATGTGGCGCCTTCGACATACCCACCGATACTACCACTTGATAGTATACCAGTAATTGTAACTGTTTGACCTACTGACAAGTTGAATCCTGTTCCGCCAAACACGCCAGTTGTGCCAGTAATACTTGTAACATTAAGAACTGTAGCAGTTCCAGTACTTGTCAAATATCCTGAATAGTTAGGATATGCCATTGACATTGTTACGTTAGCTAAAGCATTTACAGTTGACAATTGAATTGCGTTACCATATAATGTTGCTGAAATTTGTATATAATTTCCAACGATACTAACAATATAATATTGATATCCAGGAGTTATATTAAATCCTAAACCGCCGAATATAACTGGCATATTTAATGCCAACCCAGCAGTACTAGCCATTTGAATAGTATTGGTTGTTCCACCAAGTGTTGCCACTGCGGTTGCAGTACCAACTGATGTAGCATTTACAACAGATGTAAAATATGTCGGAGTAAATTGTACTAACTGGTTAACATATAATTTGCTAGTGTCTGTACCTGCGGCCAGTGTAAGCAAATTAGTAGATGTTGTTGTATTTGTAATTGAAATTTGATCAACTTCGTCTTGACAAATCAATGCTGTTTTTGTAGGAATGCCATTTACAGTACCGTTAGTTCCGTTGTAATATGTAATGTATCCATACTGTCCAGCACCGGTACCTGCTTGTATGAAAATTCTCATACCGATATAGTTGTATAAACCTGGATCAGCGTTAGATATTTGTATACTATAAGTGTTACCACTTTGCGCAGTATTTGATGATGTAGCGTATCCGCTACCACCAGTATAGCCTGCGGTATCTGTTGTAATTCTAGCTTGGAATACTGATTGACTGCGAGTTTCATCTCCTGATAATATCGCACCTGAACCAGCTCCTACGACTTCGTAATTAGCATAAGCAGTATATGTACTTGACTGAGTTTCAAGATAAAAACCTGGACCATATGCTACTGTAGCAGTTGGGTTAGATACTTCTAATTGTGCGCCATATATAATTGAATATGTTCCTGCTTTTGGAGCATTAGCACCTTGTGGAAAGAATTTATAAGTTAGTGTGTTGTTAAGAGCAGTAATATCATAAACTGATACCCAAACTTTATACCAACCTGCCACTAGGGTTTTCTGTGCGCCATAGTATGCTGGTATTGCTCCTGCGTTAGTGCTATTTCCGTATGCTGTACCTGCGTAAGGAGTTACAACGTTTGTAGTTACGTTATAAGTTATACCACTTACTACTGTAGTTGTTCCTGAAAATATTCCTTGAATATCAATTGTTGAACTTGTGCCTGGATACACATACATACTTAATGTGTAAGCCTGTGCGCTTCCTGCTGGAACAGTTCCTGTTACTGATGACAAAGATAAAATACCAGTACCGTTTAAAGAACCTACTGTAAGTGTACAATCGTTAGTTCCATCAATACCGCCTAGCTGAGAACCTTTAATTAAAATTCTGTTGCCAACTGTATAGTTTGATCCAATACTGCCTGAGTGAACTACTGCTGTGTAGGCTGTTGCTGTAACAGTAATATCAAATGTTGCGCCGGCACCTGGAGCACTATTTTGTGTTGTCCCGGACACAGCTGAATAAAATGCGCCTGGAGGATTTATACTAACAGATTGTTGAATATAACCAGTACCTGGTGTGTTGATACTACCAGTAAGCAACCATGCTTCTGTATAACCTGTTGGTGCTGTTTCATTTTTAATAAACGATACGTTACCATCGTTGGTCCATTTGCTTGATACAAAGTTGTTGCTATACTGCATCATATTGGTTGTTTGAGTATAGTAACCAGAACCAGCGTTGTTATAGTTTAATTTTAAAATGTTATCTGATGTACCAAACGCATTACTTACGCCAGCTTGAACTTGAGTACTTTGGTTGAAAATTGTACCAACTGCTGGAATTTCATTAACGTCATATCCTTCAGACACGACACCAAAAGTACCATACGAGCTGTTGCCGTTGGCAGAACGAATACGTCCGCCTCCCTCGGCAAAATAACCAATATAATTGTAATATGTGAACACGCTAATTGCTTCAGTAATAGCACCACTGCCTGTGCACCATATGCCAACACCATCGCTTAGTACCATGGTAAAGTCGTTCGATGTAAATGACTTGCTACCACCGCCATGTAAATTACCATCTACTTTATAACCTACGCAACCTGTACCAAATTGTGTAACGTTCTGAACATAAGGAGAACGTTTGTTAATCCATACTGTAGTATCGTCTGGTCCGTTACCTGGCGCAAAACTTACATATTTTCCGCCGGTAGGTCTTGCGATAGCATACGCATCAGTTTGTGTCAACTGTCCTAGTAATCCAAAATTTGACAAGTTACGCATAGTAGTACCGTCAGTCATGTACCACATGTCTTTCAAACAATCGCCTGCGTAGAACAACATATTACCTACGTTACCTGTCATTGTAACTACTGAACCAGTAGCTGTAAATGTTTGTAATATTCCAGATATTGTGGCCGCCTGAGACAATGTTACTGTAGAAATACTACTGATTGATTGATTAAACGATACAATAGTCGTACCTGTTGGAATTCCTGGTCCTGTTACAGTTGTACCGACTACTAAGTTACTAATTTTACTAGCATTAGAAATTACGTTACTGCCAGTTACAGTTGTACCAGTAAATGAAATTGTCGGAGCATTTAAAATTTTAAACGACGACGCTGTTAATGAACTTCCTTGAACATAATAAGTTTGTCCTGGAGTAATATTTGGTTCAAAAGAAGTAGTAGCATTATTAACATATGGACTAATAAACTGAATTGGCATTTGATCCACCAATCCTGTAGTACTTAATACTGTTATAGTATTGTTAAGTCCGCTGGTAGCAGTAGCATAAGATTGTATGCTAGTAGATGGTTGAACAGCAACACTACGCAATTCATCTCCTACAATACTTACGTTTTGTGGAATAAGAATTGGTAATACTTCACTGTATGTTCCAGTCTTAACATTAATAATAGCTGTTATGCCGCTATTAGTTGATGGTATAGTGCTGGCATTTTGATTAGTTAATGCTGTGATAATGATTGACATCAAGCTAGAAATTTCAGCACCAATTCCTGTTTCAGCTGCCAACCCTGTTAAGTTTTGATTTACATAACCAGCAGAACCTTTAGCAATACCATTTAATACTTGATAGCTAGATGTTGGAGCAGTATTTGCCACTACATTCTGCATTAACGTTACTAGATAATTTAAAGATGCTACAATGTACGGTAATACAGATTCTGTTAAACTATTAACAATTTGTGTTTTACTACCATAGAAGAAAAATCTCAAGGCGGCCGCAACAGTTTGACTGTTACCGCCTCTCTGCATATCGTATATAACTGCATCAATAATATAACCAGCATCGCGTTGTGTATAGAAAGGATCCCACAAACTAGTTGGATCGAACGGACTGATACTATTAGCCATTTGATAGTACATCCATTGAGTCATTTCAGTTATCATCCATCCTTTATTAGCTAATAAAGAAGCAGATGCATTAGGAAAATATTGACCTTGTCCTACAATGTTACAAGCATACTTGATACTCTTCCATGGTTGATCCCATGTCACACCGTAGTCTGCTCTGTCTGTTCCAACAGCAACGTCAACATAATAGACTGCTGGAACAACGTTAATTTTTCTCCAATTTGGAACACTACCACTAACAACTAAATTGTATGTGTTAGTACCAATTGGGACTGGAACATATTTTCCATTATTAAATGTTTCGAGGTCACCATAATAAGTTAATGAGTTATTTCTAACCCCATCAATCATAATGCTCCAGTATGTGTTGTTAAAATCTAAATCTGGACGATTATTACCGTAACTAGAATCTGTTGAGTTACTAGCTGTATGAGCTTGAGAGCAAGTATATGTAGTATTAATCCAAGTTACTGTATCACCTACTTGATATAAAGTTCCAGTAGCCCATCTATTAAGCCAAAAAGTTCCAGGGATTAATAACTTCCAGTAAGTACCATTAACAGCAGTAAATTTAATTATTTCACTAGCTGTTGGATTATTATCCGGCGCTCTATCTAAAACAAGAGTAGTACCGTTAGTAACAGATGTCACTGTTTGACCTAAGGTAAATCCTGCGCCAATTACAATCATACCTGGAACAATACCTGTAGTACTTCCTACCACTAATGTTGTTCCAGTATTTGATGTGTAAGTTGTTATAATACCGCTAGAGTTAGGATCTTGTCCTACATTATCAATTATTGATTCGTATAATCTGCCATTTCGTCTTACTACAGCACCAAGTGGGTAAGATGTAGATAAGTTCCAATTACCTTGAATACTATATCCTACATCGAATAATCCCCAATTAGATAAAGAAGATGAAGGAGTATTACCTAAGTTATTGTTAGTTAAAGAAACATACGCACTGCCACCATAGACAATAGCGTCGCCTGTTTGATAGGTAGTTGCTGAAGACCAAACTAAACTAAAATCTTGTCCTGGCAAATATAAAGTAAAGTTACTAGAATTAAATGTAGTCTGTGATGTATGATACTGTGTACAAATATAAATGTTAGCGTTAAGTTTTACAAGGTCGTTAAGTTTATAACGAGTATTTGATGCCCAAGCGCCTTTGTATACAACTCCTTGATACCAAGTAGACCAAGCAGATTGATTTGCTTCGAGTCCTGTAGTAGCATTGGCAGCAGATGTGTGATTTGCAATACACTTATATACTATGCCGCCATACGTTACAGTAGCGCCTACACCGTACGGTGTACTGGGTGTCCAAACACCTGCCCATGTATTATCAGCAACTAAAGTTGACCAGTTGGTTGCATCATTAGCAAACAAGTTTGAACTAACGTTTGCTGTTGTACAAGAATAAAGATAGCCGCCGTAAAAAATTATATTACCAACACTATAGCTAACACCAGATTGCCAAGGTCCTGAAAACTGATTGCTTGGAGCCATTAGATTCCAATAAGGATACGGACTTGCATTCAAATCCCCTGCAAATGTAATACCCGCTGTGTTTGGAACTAAACAAACATATACAGATCCAGCATTAGATACTACAGAGTCTCTTGCATATACTGTACCAGTTGTCCAGGCGCCTGCCCAGTTGTATCTTAATCTACCAATTTTAAATTCTGCTGCCATTTTTGTTCTTTCCTATTAGTTCGCGCTAACTATTTGTGATTGTGAATATGTATATACTTGATTGATACGGACTACTAACTCCCCTGCACTATCAATATAATAATAACAATTTTTATTGTCCCAACGGTATTGATCAAATACTAAATTTGTATAAGGACGACTATGATCAGTAGCCAGCCTTCCGTCAAAGAAATCTATACCGTATTCAAATTGTTCAAAATTATTTGCGTTTGCTCCTGGTACATTAATTGCTAAAGAACCAGTACTAGTTAACTGATCTACTTTATAAAAATAAAGAGTACCATCACTTGTTCCAATATCGGATCTTGCTAGTCCGTAGAAATATCTAGGATTTCCGCTGCCTAATAAATCGTTTAGATTGTATTCATTACCAATGTAATATGTCATAATTTTAATCCTTAGCTTATTTCTACCCAGCTCATTACGAGGTCAATACTTGCCGCTTGGTTACTCATAACCAACACATTAGTACTAGGTCCTAATACCAAACGTTCGCCGCCGTTAATAACTCTAGCACTGGCATTTGCTGGAATTACAATATTGTAAGCATAATATGCAGTTGTTCCTGCTACCGTATCTACTAGCTGTACACTACCTAAAATAACGTTTGGTGTAGTATTAGATAAACTTAGTCCAATAACAGTTGTTTTGGCGCTGGCATTAGTAACTATTGCTGTAAATGATATTGTGCCGCCTGTTGCTGCACCAGTTGTTGAATTTGCGTATGTTACAGAAGTTGCTGTACATCCAGTAACTGTATATGTCCCGTTGTAGCCGGCTACACTAATACCGGATACTGTTATAGTTTGTCCAGTTGTAAAAGGC